TTGAACCAGGAAATCATTTCTCAGAAAATATCTACGTTGCCAAATGTACGATGTCTGAGGTTGATGATCACCTTGACATGTTCAGGAAATACTTGACTGTTTACAAGGAAATGTTAGAATGTAAGAAACCTAGTGGGCTTGAGATGTCTTCTACGTATTCTGATTTTGACAAGTACATGAGGAAACTAGATCCCGTTAGTGGATACCTTGCTAATCAATTTGGCGAGGAAAAGGCTGAATCACTTGTAAACGATTTCCTTTTCTCTTATGGTTAATTCTTGGTCTTTACTTTATGATGAGCTTTACATGAAAGACGAAACCAAACACTCGGAATATTGGTATGATTATGATCGAAATGATCCTGATCGACCAAACCCATTTGTGGATGGACATGGTGATGTACACTATCCATCCAAGAAAGAAGAATACTATGAAGGCGTAAACTCTGAGGGACGTTATCATCCAGACAATCCCAATCAAGCTTTTTGGCATGAGGACGGTGCAGAGTTTATTGGTAATCCTTATGCTGACGTGGTAGCCGCTGCACCTGTAGACTGGAATGTCTATGGTGACGGCTCTTATACCAAAGACACAGTTACTTTCAATATGAACACATCTGACATGGAATTTATCAGTGCCAATGGGGGATTTGAATATACTCCATTGACAGATACTAAAAAAGAGGAGTGGGTCTACGAATCTCCTGACGGTGGAAAGACTGTCACTCGTCGTAAGCCTGGTTCTATGGAAAAGGAAATTATCAAATCGCCAGCATCTGAAGAGTCCGCTCCTCACTTCTGGCAGTACGAAGAGGATAAGACTCTCAAAGAGGTTCGTGACTACCTCTCTGGAACCTATCGTGCTCACTACACTTCGAAAGAATCCAAGACTCAAACTCTTGATCTTATCGAAAGTATCGGTGATGCAGAAGCATTCACTCGATCGAATGCTATCAAATACCTGTCACGGTTTGGAAAGAAGGATGGTAAATCCAAACTTGACATCCTGAAAGCCATCCACTATTGTATTCTTCTCTACCACTTCGCTGGACTTCATAATGCAAACAAAAACCCCTATGAAACTTTCTGATCGCACTGTTAATCTTCTGCGTAACTTCTCTACGATTAATCAGTCTATCTTGTTCAAGGAGGGTAAGAAACTTCGCACCATTAGTGTGATGAAGAATATTCTTGCAGAGGCAAACATCGACGAAGAGTTTCCTCAGGACTTCGGTGTCTATGATCTGGGTCAGTTCCTGAACTCTCTTAACCTGTTCCAAGAACCTGATCTGGTCTTCAATGGCGATAGTTATGTCACTGTGAAAGAAGGCAAACAGAAGTCTAAGTACTTCTTTGCTGATCCCAGCGTAATTGTTTCCCCTCCAGAGAAGTCCATTACTTTGCCCTCGGTTGACGTTGAGTTCAACCTCAAGAGTTCTCAACTCGATCGTCTTCTTAAGGCTGCATCTGTTTATCACCTGACCGATCTTTCTGTGATTGGTGAAGAGGGTGAGATTAAACTGATGGTTCATGATCGTAAGAATGATACTTCTAACGATTTCTCTATCGTTGTTGGTGAGACTACCAGTACTTTCGCTCTGCACTTCAAAGTAGAGAACATCAAGATTGTCCCTGGCACTTATGATGTGAAAATCTCTCGTAAACTTTTGTCTGAGTTTAAGTCTTCTGAGTATGATCTGACCTATTATATTGCTCTAGAACCCGATCTTACCTGGGAAGAATGAACATCTTTGTGACTGATCCGAATCCTTACGTTTCTGCTCGGTCACTCCCTGACAAACATATTGTCAAGATGCCACTTGAGAGTTGTCAGATGCTTAGCATCATCTACTCCAAGTGGTATTTTAGTTGGGGTGATCTTTATCGTATGGATGGTCAACCTTATGAAACCCGAAAGGGTGCATTCCGAAATCACCCATGTACAAAGTGGGCCGCAGAGAATCATTACAACACTGCTTGGTTGATTCAACATGGATGCGCTCTTGCTAGTGAATATCAACATCGATACGGTAAAGTTCATTCATGTTCAAAGACTCTCTTTGAAGCCAAAAAAATGTTTCACCGTATGGTAGGCCAGTCAATTTTATGTTATAGTATGGCTGAAAACTTTGTAAGAGCGATGCCTGATGAGTTTAAATATGACACAAGCATTGACACTTTTACTGCTTACAAAAATTACATTAGGAGCAAACCTTGGGTTGCATCTAATTATCTTCGTGACGGATCCCGAAAACCAGATTGGGTATGAGGGATAGAATTCTTTTCATTTTACCAATCATGCAATTTATAATTGCTTTGGTAACCTTGATTAAACTTGATGGACAGTGCCACTTTTGATTATGCGTGATGAATTTCTCTGGGTTGAAAAGTATCGACCCAAGACTATTGAAGATTGTATTCTCCCCGATTCTACAAAAAAGACTTTCAAAGATTTCCTAGATAAAGGTGAGATTCCCAATCTTCTGCTTGCTGGTCCTCCTGGTATTGGAAAGACTACAGTAGCAAAGGCTCTCTGTCATGAACTGGGAGTTGATTATTATGTTATTAATGGATCTGATGAAGGACGATTTCTGGACACAGTACGGAACCAGGCAAAGAACTTTGCTTCGACCGTTTCACTTTCTGCTTCTGACGCAAAGCACAAAGTCATCATTATTGACGAGGCTGACAACACAACCCACGATGTACAACTCCTCCTACGGGCGAATATTGAGGCATTTTATAACAACTGTCGGTTCATCTTCACCTGTAACTTCAAAAACCGTATCATCGAACCTCTCCACTCCCGATGTGCGGTGGTCGAGTTTGGAATCAACGGAAAACAAAAACCCGCAATCGCCGCGAAATTCTTCAAGCGTCTTGGGACTATCTTGGAGACAGAGGGTGTTGAGGCAGATCCGAAAGTACTTGCCGAACTAGTCAACAAACATTTCCCCGACTGGCGTCGTGTTCTCAATGAGTGTCAACGATACTCTGTTGGTGGAAAAATTGACACTGGTATTCTTGCAACTTTCTCTGACGTAAGTATCAATGATCTCATTAAGAACCTTAAGGCGAAAAAGTTTCCTGAAGTACGTAAGTGGGTCGTCAATAATCTGGACAATGATCCTAGTGTACTACTTCGTCGTCTTTACGATGCTCTTTTTGATTCCCTGGAAGGTCCTAGCATTGCTGCTGCCGTGCTCATTATTGCTAAGTATCAGTATCAGATCGCATTTGTTGCCGACCAGGAGATCAACCTCCTCGCGGCTTTGACTGAAATTATGGTAGAATGTGAATTCAAATGATTAGTAAAGCCGAACTTATGCACCATCGCCTTCAGGCATGGATGCGTGAAAATCACTGTGATGATATCGAATACCTCGGATTCTATCCCGATAAACTGGGAGTTGATAACCACTGGTATCGTATCGCTGAACATGAAGTAACTGTTGATTGTATTGAAGACCTAGAACTTGTAGAAGATTATGATTGAAGTAAAACTGATTCGTATTACCAGTGGCGAAGAAATCGTTGCTGAAGTTGTCTCTCAAGATGACAATACTATTACCGTAAAGAATCCTCTTGTGGTTATTCCACAAGCACAGAATGTGGGATTTGCTCCTTGGGCTACTGTTATCGATAAAGATAATCCTGAGGTTCCAGTATCTCGTATGCATGTCATCTATATGGTTGACATTGACTCTGCTGTTAAGAAGAAGTATAATGAAATATTTGGTAGTAAGTTGATTACTCCAGATGAGAAGAAGTTGATCGTATGATCTAATAATGATACTAGAACCAAGTGACGCGATATATGCAGCAGATAAGTTTATTGATTACTTCTCAAATACGGGAAGAATCGATGAATATCTTCGTACCGTAAAACTGGATCGCATATCTCAACAACCCACATCTATCCCTGGATTTGGTCCTGAAGATGATCTCTTCAGCAACTTTGATATGCATCCACAAGATATGGACATCCGTATCTTCACTGCTGGAGATAATAAAGGATTCAGTAATGAATACTTTAATGAGAGACTGCAGATTACTATGTCTCACGCTTTTGAATCTTCCATTCCAGGCAAGTCCCTGAAGTGGATTGTTCAGGAGATGAATACGAATAAGACTATTGGATTCATCAGATTTGGATCTCCCACTATTAATTCTAGACCCAGGAATGAATGGTTGGAGGATGTACCCGAATTGAGTAGATTCAATAGACATGCTATCATGGGATTCGTCATTGTTCCCACTCAACCATTTGGATTTAATTATCTTGGTGGTAAGTTGTTAGCATTACTTTGTTGTTCACATACTGCTAGAGAACAGTTAAATAGAAAATATAATGCAGACATTTGTCTGTTCGAGACTACTTCTCTATATGGGTCTACAAAGTCCTCCTCCCAGTACGATGGACTCAAACCCTACATGAGGTATAAGGGACTGACTGACAGCGATTTCACACCGCTTCTGCATGATAATATTTTCCATGATCTAAACAAATGGTTTATAGCAAGGAACAACGACAAGACCCTCGTCAAGGAGGATGCATCCAGTCGGAAACTCAAGACGCAACAAAAGATGATCTCAATCATCAAGAAAAGCTTACCTTCTCAAAAGGTTGTGGAGTTCCAAACTGCGATTGCAAATGCAAAAAATCTGACTGAACAAAAGAGATTTTACATGTCAACCTATGGGTTCTCTAATTCTAGAGAAGTTATTCTTGGCAAAGAAGAAGTTCTTAAGAAGGCAGAAAACTACGATAGGTTTGAAGTTGAATCCATCATTGAATGGTGGAAGAAGAAAGCTTCAAAAAGATATGAAAGTCTACAGGCTGATTCCAGACTCCGTACCAAGTTGGAAACTTGGAACACTAACCCAGACGAAATTGACATTATTAGATGAAAGTTGAACTGAAAGATTGGCTTAATTCCATCAACATGACTAAGGAAAACCTTCTCAACGAAAGAGCCGAAGAGAAGGAGTATCCTGCTTTTATTATTAACAAGTGCTTGTCTGGACAAGTTGATACAGTTCTATTTGCTAATCAAATGAACTTGGATCATCAACTCCCCAGTAAACTCCAATATGATTTTTATCTAAATAGCATTAGGAAAAAGAAGAGATTCTCTCCCTGGCTCCGTAAAGAAAAAATCAAAGATCTTGATGCAGTTAAATCTTACTATGGTTATAGTAATGAGAAAGCTATGCAGGCTTTGAAGATTCTAAATAAAGAACAAATCGATCACATTTATAAGCGACTTGATGTTGGAGGTACAAAATGACTGCATTTGCAGAACCAGAAGTTAACTGGACGCCTGATCAAATGATTGAAGTGACTCTCAATGAACCTGATGATTTTCTAAAGGTTCGTGAGACTCTGACTCGTATTGGAGTTGCTTCGAGAAAAGAGAAGAAGATCTATCAATCTTGTCATATTCTACACAAACAGGGTAGATATTATATCGTTCACTTTAAGGAACTGTTTGCTCTTGACGGTAAACATGCTAATCTTACTGTCAATGATGTTCAACGCCGTAATCGTATCATCAATCTTTTATCTGATTGGGGATTGATCTCTGTTATCAAACCAGAAGATACTACTGATGTTGCTCCTTTGAACCAGATTAAGGTTCTTTCTTACAAAGATAAGGGAGATTGGACTCTAGAGACCAAGTATAACATTGGTAAAAAGAAGAAGACGGAAACCGTATAATTCTTGGGGGGTTAACCACACCCCCTTTTTAATGTCTGCTCTTATAATTATATACGGATGCCTTCGGGGTCCACAAAACACAAACTCGCTTTTAAAGGAGCTAAAATAAATGGGTAACCTTCAACGCTATGTAGCGTCTGATCTTGGTAAGCTTATGGACCAGATCAATCGTAACGCTATTGGAATGGACGGATACTTTGATCGTCTATTCGATTTGCATGAAACAACGCAGAACTATCCTCCGTATAATCTAGTACAGGTAAGTAATGTAGAGTCTAGACTTGAAATTGCACTTGCTGGATTTAAGAAGGATCAAGTTCATGTGTATACAGAATTTGGGAAACTGTTCATCGAAGGACAACGAGAAGATGGAGAATCCCAAAACACCTATGCCCATCGAGGCATTGCTCAAAGATCTTTCACTCGCAGTTGGACACTCTCTGATGATACTGAAGTGAGAAACGTAACCTTTGAGGATGGGCTATTGACGATTGAACTAGGTAAAGTAGTACCAGAACATCATGCTAGAAAAGACTGGTTCTAAATAATTAGGAATATCGTCGTCGCTGCGCCGAGGGGATACTGGCAAAATCCAGTTGACTCCCCTCTTTTTTCTTGGTATAATGAAGTGTGCTCAAAAATATTATGTCTGTCAAACTAGTTCTTTTAAAGTCTAACGAAGAAGTTATTGCCGACGTGCAAGAACTGGTGGATGAAAACGATAAAGTACTTTTTCTTGTACTCACTAATCCATTCACATGTAAGTTAGTTGAGGCACCAGAAATGCTTATGGAAGGTGCTGAATCGTCGGAACCTAGATATAGTGTTCAGTTTTTCCCATGGATGCCACTGTCTAAAGACAAGAGGATCTCCATTGATCCATCATGGGCAGTTACTATTGTAGAACCAACTGAAATGGTTAAAGAATCTTATGAGGCTAGGATGAATGGAACAACAGGAAATTAATGTACAGTGTATTATTCTGA